CCGGTTCCGGCCATATCCGCATCAAATACAGCGCCGTCATGGCCCTGCAACAGACCTGATTTTCACATCAATTCCTCAATCCCTCAATCCCTCGATTAGTTTAACCCACTCCTCCCAAGAACCGCCATAAACCATACTATTCCGCACTAAACCACCATATATTGAAAAGCACCCTATTGACGACCCATATATACAGTCTGTAAGCTCTGCGACATCTTTCTTCCCCATCTCCTTTTCTCAATAGCCCGGCCTTGGCGGAGGCCGCCACCTCCGCCTTGCGCCGGGCTCCTCTTTTTTGGAGGGGAGAAAAAATCACGCGAGGAGCGTCATGTCAAAGAAAATTGAACGTAATCTCATGCTCGATATCCAGGATCCGGCGCCCATGGACCGTATGGCCCGGTATCGCAAAAATCCCCAATGCCCGGAGTGCGGGGCCCACCCGGTGATCTGCACGTCCAGGCGGGGGAACGAGGCGTTTTACCGGTGCAGGCACTGCGGGCACCGGTTCGGGACCACTGTCCGGAGGACGCACTAAATGCCGTTTACCAACTGGGACGACCTGATATCGGATATCAAAGACTCGGCTGTCGAGCGGGTCACATCCGGGGTCAAGTCTGTGACCCTGTCGGACGGAAAGACCATCCAGTACACGAGCATCGATGAGCTGATCAAATCCATCGAGCTGGTCAAAAAGATGGAGACTATGGAGTCCGCCGGGGACCGATCGACCCGCGTATCATACGGCAGATATCGGAGGTTCCGATGAGCCGATTCAACAAATTTCTGAGCGCAGTAGCGCCCGGCTATGCCCTCCGCAGGGAGGTAGCCCGTCGCAGGCTGGACCGGCTGGAAACACTGGCCCCACGGCGGCGGTCCTTCGAGGCTGTGGCCGGAGGGCGGATGAGGTATGACTTCCTCAGTAGCCGGAATAGTGCGGATTCGGCCTTGCAGGGCGCGGAGGCCGTGCGCCAGAACGTGCGCCAGCTTGAATACAACAACGGATTTATCTCCGGCCCTATCCGCCGCATTGCAGAGAATGTGGTGGGCTCAGGCATCAGATTCCAGGCCCGTGTCGCCTCGGACGATAACAATTATCTTCCCTTCCCCCGCATCACTCAGGACATGGCCGACCGGTTCAACTTCCAGGCCGAGCGGGCCTTTCGCCTGTGGGAGCCCAAGGCCGATAAGCGGTTGGTCTCAACTTTCTACGAAATCCAGAAACAGGTAAGCATGGCCCTCGAACGCGACGGCGAGGTGATCCCGGTCATCCGAAACAGCGCCCGGCGCGGCCGGCTTATCCCCACCTGTATCGAGATGTTCGAGATCGACCGCCTCCAGACCCCGATGGACGAGATCGCAAACCCAAAAATCCGAAACGGAATCCGGTATGACGACGAGGGTGTTCCAGAGTCCTACTTTCTGCTCAAGCGCCATCCGGGCGATGCGTTTCAGGCCGGGCTCAAGGGGAGCGACTTTGAGGAGGTCCCGGCCTTTAACCCCAATGGCACCCGCAAGGTTTTGCACCTATTCGACGTGACCCGTCCCGAGCAGTCGCGCGGCTACTCCCCTGCGGCCTCCGGACTCAAGGACTTCCAGGACCTGGACCGATACCGCGAGGCTGAGATCTATGCCCGCCTGGAGGACGCCTGTCTGACCGGGTTTATCAAGACCCAGGACCCGATGGGGTTCCAGGGCAACTGGGCCGATAAGCTCACCGGCGGGGGCAGCGGCGATGACAGCCCCAAGCCGGTCCACGAGTTCGCGCCCGGGCAAATGAACTACCTGGAACCGGGTGAAGAAATCGTCATGCACGAGCCCAAGCGGTCCAATGCCAACCTGGACCTGTTCGTCAATCACCTGCTTCGGGGGCCTGCCAATGCCTGGAACATCCCGCCCGAGGTTCTCTCCCAGAACTGGGCCGGAATGAACTATTCGAACGCCCGCACCGTGTTGTTGCAGTTCTACCTCAGTTGCCGCATTCGCCAGTGGTATCTGGTCAATCATTTCTGCGTGCCGGTCTATGAAAACGTTATCCGCCAGATGATCGCCCTCGGCCTGGTCCAGGCCCCCGGATTCGACCGCCGTGCCGATGACTACATCCGCCACGCCTGGGTGATGCCTGGGTGGCAATGGGTGGACCCGGTAAAAGAAGCTAACGGCAAAAAGATCGAGGTGGAGAGCAACTTCGAAACTCTTACGGATGTCTGCGCGGCCAAGGGGCACGACTTTGAGGAGACGATCGAGACCAGGGCGCGGGAATTGCGCCTGATGAAGGACCTGGAAGCAAAGTACGGGATTACATTTCCGAACGGACAGGCGTCAGGGGTCGGGGGTCAGGGGTCAGATAACAACGACGATCTGAAGCCGGGCGATGACGACGACATCCGCCATATCAGGAGGATCAAATGAAAAGAAATTCGTCCTTGTTCTACCGCCACATCGAACTGGACGCCCGGGCAACCGGGGGAGACAGCCGCGAAATGGAGCTGGCATTTTCGTCCGAGCACCCGGTGGAACGATGGTTCGGTGCTGAGATTCTACTGCACAATCAGCAAAATGTGGATTTGACCCGCCTCCAAAGTGTCGGGTCCCTGATTTACGGCCACGCCCCGGAAGATATCCGAAATATCCTGGGACCCATTCAAAAGGCCTGGATCACTGAGGATCGCATCGGTCGAGCCCGTGTGGCGTTTGACGATGATGAATCCGGTAGTCTGGCCCTAAGCAAGGTCAAGAGCGGATCGCTTCGGGGCGTGTCCTTCGGGTACATGATAAACGAGGCCCGGCAGCTTGAAGAGGACGAGGTTGGGACAGAGCCGGAAAGCGGTCAGGAATTCCGGGGGCCGGCCATCATCGGCACTCGATGGACCCCCTACGAGATCACCCTGACCCCCATCCCTGCCGATGCAACTGTCGGGATCGGGCGCGATGCGACCCGATCCCTGGACGGTATCCATATCACATCAACTCAACCAACAAAGGAGACAACCATGAACCGAGAAGAGATTCAGCAAATGATTCGAGAGGCCATGACCGGTCTCAATGTGCCGTCGGCCGACGAGCTGGTTCAGCGCGTGACCCAGGCAATGGCAGATCAAAGCCGGCCTAAATACGGCTGCACTATCGAGGACTTCCAGGACCTGTTCGGCAGGGCCGCGGCCGTATCGCCCGAGGCGCAAACCGAAATGGCTGCCATGCTGGCCCGCGGGGAAACCGCATCGGCCATACAGAAACGGCTTTTGGATTTGGCCGCACCTAAACCCGATGCAACAGACCTGCGCGGCCCAGGCCAGGACGGCACCGGCATGAATCCGGGAGACCCGTCGCAGCCCCAGGCCGAAATCCGGTCGTTTAAACAGATCACCGATGATGACTTTTTCGCAGGTCTCAGCAATCCCGCCGCGTTTGCGGTCAACTAATGAGGCGCAAGGCGCAAGAAGGCCCAAGGCCCAAGGTAAACAACCTGGAGCCTCAAGCCTGGAGCCTAACGCCTCCGAAAGGAGACAATCATGGCAGCAGTAAATAAAGACTCTTTCTGCTACAGCAGAAGCAAGGACGGGCTTCCCGTCGTATTCAAAGGGCTGGTTCAGGCCGGCTCTACCCAGGCCATCAAGATCGGCGAGATCTGCACCTGGGATGAGACCACCGGATATTTCAAGCCGGTCGATGCGGTGGCCGATCACCGCTATATGCTCGCAATCGCCAAAGAGGAGCAGAAGGCCTCGGGCAGGGGCGAGCTCGTCAATGCCCGCTACATCGATTTTTATGCCCTTTGCCCGGATGACGTGTTCGAGTTCCCCCTGGCCGCGGCCCAGTCTCTGGCCTTGGGCGACCCCTTCACCCTCACCGCTTCCGACAGTCAGAAATTGACCGCTGGAGCAGGGGCATTTGCCGTGGCCATCAATGTGGGCGACGATCATTATCCGCAGGAAGAAGACACCACCATTCGCAATCAGTCGTATGCGCGGGTATCCTTTAACCCGGCCGTTACCTGGTGGGGCCTCCGCATGTCCCAGGTGGTGCGCCATGGCCGACGGGTGATTTCCGTGGCCGATACGGCCACCCTGAAGGAAAGCGATATGTATAATACGCTGATCCTTCTGTCCGGCGAAGGCAAGATCATCACCCTCCCTGCGGTAAAACCCGGCATGGATGTCATCTTCGTCAACTCGGACGGAGGAAGCCAGACCATCAACCCAAACAATAATGACAAGATCCGGCTCGACGGGGCGCTCCTGGATGACGGGGACGCCATCACCCAGACCACGGTGGGCTATAGCTGTCGCCTGATCACCGAATCAGCGGACGGATTCTGCTGCTTGTCAGTTCCTGGCCAGTGGACCGACGCCAGTTAAACAGTAATTGAGGCACAAGGCCCAAGATAAACAACCTGGCGCCTGGAGCCTAACGAAAGGAGATTTGAACCATGTCTAAACAAATTTTCCGGACCAACCTGGTGCCGGTGGGAAGGCGGCTCAGCCTGTATGACCTGCGCAGCCTGGCCCGAAGCGAACCCAGGGACTTTATCCATAAAATTTCGCAGGGCGTAGCCGACGGGAAGCTTTCTCTCAAGGACATCCGCGACTGGAAAGGCCTCTATTCCGTTCTGGCCGACGTGCCTGTCCAGGTGAGCATGGATATCGCCGGGGCACAGCGTACCATCAGCGCATCGGCCATGCCCATTTTTACAGGAACCCTGGCCATTGCGGCCATCAACGAGGCCTATGCAGCGGTCCCCTCCGTCGGAGAGCAGTTGGTGACCGATTTTGAAGACAGCAAAAAGGTCACATCCATCGGCGCCATCCACACCCTCGACAAGGAAGGGACGGATGAGGTGAAGGAGCTGAAGGACTTCCCCGAGGTGGGCGTGTCCGAGGAAAAGGTCGAGATCCGGCACAAGCGGAACGGCCGTAAGATCACGATATCTGCGGAGGCCATTGAGGAAAACGACGTGGCCGATATCGTTTCGAGGATCAATGCCCTGGGCGAAATCGCCGGGGAATGGATCGAGGAGCAGACCCTCGAACGTGTGACCGATCATTACGGGTCAGGGGCCTCTCCGGCTGAGCCCTATGTGTATCGGCCGGCTGGAACCGGGACGCAGCTCTACATAGCTACAGCCAACTATCCCGGGGCGAGAGCGCCATCCGGGACCCGCGTCAACAATAACGCCCTGGTAGACGAGACCGACCTGGCAGCCGCCCGCACGGTCCTCCGTGCCATGAAAAACGCCCGGGGCAAGCGGATCAACATCCCGTGGTCCGAGGTTCAGATTTTGGTGCCCGATGCGCTGGAAGATACGCTTATGAAGATTGTATCGTCCGAGCTGGTTCCGGGCGTCGAAAACGAGGTGAGCGGGTGGGGACCGAGGGGGAAGTACTACATCCCCCTGGAGCGGTGTCTGTCTACGCCCAAGCTGGACGACCTGAGCACGTCGGCCTGGTACATGGGCGCATTCAAGCGGCAGTTCCGGCGCAAATGGAAGCTCCGCTTTGAGTATGTGACCCTCGGCTCCGATACCCAGGCATATCTCAACAGCCGGGTCGCCTTTCAGGCCCGCATCGCATGGGACGTGGAAGTGGGCGCAGTCGATTATGTATACTGTGTCCAGTCGTTGAGCGCCACAACCGCGCCTGTTGATGAATAACAAATAGGCACAAGGCACAAGGCGCAAGGTGTGAGGGTCAAAACCCTGACGCCTCACGCCTGGGGCCTGGCGCCTCTTACGGAGGACCCCATGACCAAACGATTCAAGATCCTGGCAGCCATTGTCGGTATCCTCGGCATCGCTGCCATTGCCTGGGCCGGGACCATCAGCCAGCAGCCATACGGGATTTCAACGCCCAAATGGTATGGCTACAGTTCCGGAGTGCCGGCATCGTATTACCTGGCCGCCCCCACCCTCAGCGCCAACGACACGGCCTGCGGTATCGGAGCGACCCAGACCCTCACCAATAAAACTCTGACAAGCCCCACGATTACAGGCGGGACCCTTGCCAGTATAACATCTATCGGCGCAACCACCATCACCGGAACCACCATCAACGGGACCAATTACGATGCCGGCGCCTCTGGGACGGCCGGGACGGTCGATATTTTTCCGACGACCGCGAGCAAGGGGAAACTGACCATCCAGGCGACGAACAATTCAGACGATTTCGGCATCATCCTGACAAATGCCGCCAATAGTACCAGCGTCAAAACCATCACGTTTCCGGCCCTAACCGGGTATGTGGGCTTGTCAACAGCCGCGCTTTCATTGGCCGAGATGGACGTATTGGATGCGGCCGTGGTCGGGACAGTTGTGGCAAGCAAGGCCGTTGTCGCGGATTCCAATAAAGACGTTGGGGATTTCCGCAATCTGGATGCGGTCAATGTGGATGCGGGTGTCTCTGGCACGGCCGGGACGGTCGATATTTTTCCGTCCACCGCTGCCAGCGGGAAGGTGGCCATCACCGCTGCGGATAGTGCCGGGGATTTTACGACAACCATTGTCAACGCATCTCAGGCAGCGGCCAGGACATATACGATTCCCGACGCTGGAGCAGCCGCCAATTTTTGTCTGCTTACTTCCGCCCAATCAGTGGCCGGTCAGATCGGAAGGACTGATCTGACAGAGGATGTGCTTCAGGTCTACGGCATACCGGTCAACCAGATTATGGCCGCGGATGGTGCAGCCCTGGCCGTATCAGAGACAGCGGGAGATTTTTTTCTCTCCCTTGGCACTAATACCATTGATTTACGAGGAGAAGAGTCCATCTCCGAGACGGAAAGTTCGGTGGGATATATTCAGTTTGTTCTGCCGCCAGAATATGTCGCCGCCGGGGATGTGAAAATCCGCTTTCGGTGCAAGATCGACGGGGCAGGGACTGACAACTCAAGCACGTTTGACGTAGAGGCCTATGAACAGGCCGACGGTGCTGTTGGGGCTGATATCTGTGCCACGGCTGCCGAATCGTTTGCGGCAAAATCCACCTATTACAATAAGGATTTCACCATTACGGCCACTGGCCTGGTGGCAGGCGATATTTTAAACATCAAGTTTACAGCGGCCGTTATCGAGAGCGCAGGATCTGCCCTGGCTTTCTATTCAGATCCGCCCAAGATGTTATTGGACGTGAAGGGATAACATGACCCTGACCATATCTGAGATATTTGACCAGGCAGCCGAGAAGGTCCGAACGACCGGGTTTGAGCATACCGCCACATTCACACCGGGCGTTGGAAGCCCGGTGGAGGATGTGGCGGTGGACCTGATCACCGCCATCGAGGACCAGCCCGGCACCCTGGATGCCCAGGTATGGGGAACGGACACGACCATCGAATATCTGCTGGACGACATCGGCAGCGAGGCGGATGAGGGCGACGTGTTTAGCATCGACGGGACTGACTACACCGTGACGCGCGTCCTGCAAAACGATGGGCGGTTTGTAAAGGTGGCAGTAAAGTAGGGAAGCTGAAAGCTGAAAGCTCAAAGCTGAAAGCAAGGGCAAAGAATGACAGCCATCAACCTGAAAATCAATGAATCTCAACTGGCCGATGTCAACCGGATGCTTATGGGCATGCAGTCGGCCATTCCCAAGGTGATTCAGCAGGCAGTCAACCGGACTCTTACCGGCGTGCGAACCGATGCCACCAACGAGGTGGCCAATGTGATCACGCCCACCAAGACGGCCATCCGTAAAACGATGACCGTCAAGAATATGACCCAGGCGTCGGGGAACGCCTATGTTCGCTGCACGGGCGCCAGGCTCAACCTGATCGA